AGACTCTCCAGCAATAGCAGTAATCTTATTGCCAGATACACCGCCAAATATACTACCTGAGACCAGTGCATTAAAAATGTACGAACCCGTGTCAACATAACTTTCTGTCTCGTCTATGTCTACCGCAAGTTTAGTGTATTCATCACCAATTTCTTTTACAATTTCTTTCAAAAAGTCCATTAAGCAACCATCCCATATTGTTCACGAAGAATTTTTTTATAAGGTCCACCAGGATTCTCCTCGCGGATTTCTTTGACTAGTTTCAGTTTTTGATACAGAGCACTATCACCACCAAGATGCAGTGCGCTCACGATAGTCGCAAGCTCTCTGTCATTAATAGGAAGATCCATTAAGAGAAAAATGATTCAAGGTTTACAGTTTTTTCAACACTCCAACCAATCGCATCTAGGATTGCTTTGAGTGGTTCTACAAAACTTTTCTCAAATTGTAAGTCATAATCAATGTACTTGTCAAGTTTCAATTCTTTCGGAAAGTCTTGTATAAAAGAGATTACATTCTCGTGTATGTTATTCGGTTTTTTCAAATAGAGAAACTTAATTTTCTCTCCGTTCTGGATGAGTGAATATTTATTTGACAACTTCTCTTGTTTCACATAATGATTAAAAAGAAGTGCTCCCCGAACGTGAATGGGTGTTCCCTTTTGATAGATGCTTGCAGGAGAATGATACTTCTGAACATCTGATGCGGTTCGTGGGAAAGCAATGGATTCTGGTGGAAGTGTTCTGAATTTCTTTCGACATTCATCAATAAACTCAATCACTTCGTCTTCGGTTCCACTCATCATCAATTTAAGTCCATCCTTAATCATCTTGCGACAAGGTGCTGGAGTCGATGACTTCACTGCCTCAATGCCCATCATCTTCAGTTTGGGCTCAGAATATTGCACACCCTCACTGTTCCACACATTGAGGATGTATCGCTTCTTTGCAGTCCAGATACCACGCTCAGCGATATTCTCACGCTTCATCTGCATTTTCTGGTCATAGGCATTCACATAGGACGCCAATTCTTGGTAAGAACTTTCAATATATTTTTCAAGTTCCACCTGACACACCTTATCAAGGAAAGACACGATGCTTTCAGTAGTTTTCTCTCTTCCTTCGAATACAAGGTCAACAAGAGGACCCATATTAAGATAGATACTGTCAGTATCTGAGGCAATAACGTAGTCAACATTTTCACTCTTCAATACTTTGTTTAAGTATGTATTCATCTTGTTCTCAATCCAGCGGATTGAGACTTGTCCAGAAAGCGTAATTGCTTCTGCATTCGCAAGTTTATAATATCTAAAGTACTGGTTACCGATAGCACCATAAGCAGAGTTAAGAGAAATCTTCTTAGCCATTTGGATGTTATTACACCGTGCAATCTCCTTCTCAAGTGCCTTGGTTGGTGTCTTTTCATACTGCTGCTTTGCTTGAAGCATTTTCTTTTTGAAGATTACACGGTCACCATACATCTTCTCCATTAGTTCTGGAAGGAACCCACGCACATCCTTACGGTACATTGCACCATTAGCACAAACTGCATAGTCTTTGTGCATCTCAAAAGTAATTTCTTCGTTTAAAATCCTTTCAACAGTCGCGCTGGGATGTCTTTCCTCACAGAGGGTCTCGGGCGAGATGTTGTACTGCATAATAAGATGGGGGTAAAGACTATTAAGATCAAAACTGACCACCCAATCATACATCCCAGGAATTGGTTCTTTGACATATGCTCCCGCATACTTTTCGTTTTTGTCTGAGCGAATTTTAGGTGGAATAACAATGTCTCGTTTCTTGAGATAATTGTAGATAATGTTGTCCCACATTCTTACCTGATAAAAAACATCAGCATAGTTGACCTTAGCATCATATGCCATGGTCAATGCAAGTTCAATCAACTTCATCTTGTCTTCCATTCGGTCAACAAGTTCTACGTCAACAATGTTATATTCAATGAACTTCTGCCACCCTTTCGTATAGAAATCTTTAAAGGTGTCAAACTCGCTGTGGTCTAGTTTTTTCTGTCCCAGTTCCACCTCAGCTATGTAGTCCAGGCGGTATGATTCTTGTGCCTTATATGTAAACTTTTTGTATAAATCAAGGTAGTCAAGTTGAGTCAATCCACCTACATCAAAGGTAGCGTGTTTGCGACCATTGATATAAACTTCATCCTCAGTCACAAGGCCCCAGTTGGAGAACCTCTTCATCAGTTTCTCTCCAAGCACTCTGTTGAGACGCTTGCAGATATATTGAATGTCATACAACTGAATGTTCCAACCAGTCACCACATCAGGGACATCAACCATCCAATAGTTAATGAAAGAACTGAGAAGTTCGTGTTCTGTAGGACAATGATGATAAGTTACATTCTCTTGCTTATTTGCAAAAGGTTTAGCTCCCCAAGTTGTAATCTTCTTAGTGGTATAGTCCTGAATAGTAATCGCAAGAATTTCTTCTGAGCAGGATTCAACATCAGGAAATCCTTCCTCAGAAGCGACCTCAATGTCCAGAGTTACAAGTTTGATTTTACTAATGTCGAACTTGATTTCGTCCTCTGGATATTTCTCTGAGATGTATTGATAGATGTATCGGTCATTTCCATAGATGCCGAATCCATCAACCTCATCATACTTCTTATAAAATTCACGACAGTCCCGAACGGTGCCAGGATGAATTGGTTCTACTGCTTCACCTGTTAATGTCCTGTACTTGGAATCTTTTTTAGTTTTTACAAACAGTGTGGGGAAAAACTCATCACGAAACTCAAATCTTTTTCCATTATCAACTCCACGAACCAAAAATTGATTACCAATCAATTGAACATTAGTGTAGAACTTCATTTAGTAAGGCTTTCGTATTTTTCAAGTAGAACAGGACGAGGATCAGTAAGAGTCAGAATCTTATCTGATGATATCATAAAAGTGTCTTGAGTAGTGCAATCGCTCAACCACGGAGACAGTGTATCATTTGGACCAACTTGATATGGATTAACAAGTCTGCAATTGGGATCTCCAAGTTCAGCTAGGACTTCTTCAATTTGAGTAACTAGTTTCTGATCATTCGTCAGAACTACCAGTTTGATCTGTTTCTTTTGGAATGTTTCCGTCATTTAAAATGTCCTCTACAAACA